CTAACAACATATCTTTGTTGTTTAAATAGTTAACTTTTACTGTCATCCTGAGAGCCCTCTTATATGTAATTATAAACTACGTACATAATAAAGTCAAATAAATAGAGTATCAAAAGGAAAGAAACACTATGTCATTTGGCGATTCATTATTAAACACTGCAACATCTGTAGGTGGTATAGCGGCCGGCATTGGTATTGCTAGTAATCTGAGCGCGGCACTTGGTACAGGTGCAAATATTCCAGGCGCATTATCAAGTGCGATGCGAAGTCTTAATTTACCTCCTGCAGGACAAGCAATTGCAGGACTATTAGGAGCGGCATCAGCAACATTTGGCGGAGATGTTAGTCCAAATGATTGGAGAGTCCGTTTAAGTTTGAGTAGCTGGTATAGCTTTCAAACTAGTCCTATCCTTGCTCCTTTAAAACATGCAGGCGGCTTAGTATTTCCTTATACTCCTCAGATTAACATAGCCAGTGCTGCCAAATATACTCCAATTAGTACAATACATACAAATTTTACAATGCAATCCTTTCAAAATAGCGACCCTGGAACAATTACTATCACAGCTCCGATGAATGTTGAAGATTCTACACAAGGCCTATATTGGATTGCAGCTGTACATTATTTACGAAGCCTGACAAAAATGTTTAGTGGTCCTGATGCACTAGCTGGAAATCCTCCTCCTGTTATTTTCTTAAACGGTTATGGAAATCATGTGTTTAAAAATGTTCCAGTAGTTGTAACACAATTCTCAACTCAATTAGATAATGATTGTGATTATATAAGTGTTGATTTAGCGGCCACCGGTGGCCCGCTAGGTGGGTTAGGTGGAATTGCATCAGGCTTAAATGATATTGCAGGAATTGCCGGAGCATCCGCTCTTGGACTTGGCGGCATTGCAAACAAACTAAGTAGTGTAGCTTCTGGATTAGGCTCCATTGCAAATATAGCAAACACAGTTTCTCAGTTAGGTGGCGGCAGCGTAACAGGCGATGTTAGCCATGTACCTACAAAAAGTAGTTTTTCAGTAACATTACAACCAGTTTATAGTAGAAGCAGCGTGAAGAATTTCAGCCTCGATACGTTTGTTCAAGGCGGCTACTTAAATAATTCATTCGGATATATCTAATATGGCCAAATATTCAAACACTAGTCCTTGGTATAAGACACCAGTAACTAATAATTATTTAAATATTTTAACTATTCGTCCAGTTAGTGCCGAGACTGATGATTTCTTTTATCACATTGAAGCACAATATGCATATCGTCCAGATTTATTAGCGTATGACTTATATGGTACATCTAATTTATGGTGGGTATTCATGCAAAGAAATTTAAATGTTATCCAGGATCCTATACTAGATTTTGTACCAGGTACTGGCATTTTTATTTGCAAAAAAAATAGTTTAGTAAAGGCATTAGGACTATAATGGGAATATTTGATCCGTTAGGTTCCACTATATCACATGTTGGATCTAGTTTAGTATCTGGTGCATCTAATGCAATAACAGCAGTAGAGCACGGTCTAGCTTCAGGCCTGTCTGCTGCAACTAATGCATTATCTGGTGTAACGTCAGCTCTTGGAAATTTGTCTGGCGGAGTGTCCGGCATTCTGTCTGTTGCAAATAGTTTTGGTTCTTCTTTTGTATCATTATCAGGACCAGCAAACAGTGAATTTCCTTTGCCTAATCCTCTATTTGATTATGCAACTTATAACTGTCTTATTGGATTGGCAGCATTGCCTAAAGATTTTTTAGAAAATCCCGATAGCACTTATCGAGTTGGAGCAAGGGCCCCTTTAATTGCAAAATCCGCCAGCATTGATCCTGAGAATCGAGTTCGTTTAGCAGAAGGATCTTTTGAATTTTATATAGATGATCTTAAAATACATAGTATGGTAGGATGGGAACAGGGTAAAAATAGTAATGCACAGACAATGTCATTTAAAATATTTGAACCATACAGTATGGGATTGTTTTTTGAAGCACTACAAGTTACAGCACAAAAATTAGGGTTTAAGAATTGGACAGATGCGCCCTATATGATAACAATTGAATTCCAGGGAAATAAAGAAACTGGACAGATGGAATTTATTCCCAAGACAGACAGACAAATTCCAATTAATATAACTGACATACAAATGAGGGTTACCAACGAAGGTACTCATTACGATTGTGTGGCCAATCCGTATAATCAAGCAGCACTAACAGATGGTTTTAAAAACTTTCAATCTGATTTGGCTATTAAAGGAACAACTGTACAAGAGATGTTGCAGTCAGGACCAAAAAGTTTAGAATCTGTTATTAATCAAAAACTAAGAGAAGTTGCTAAAATTAATAACATAGAACGACCAGATAGGATATTAATTTTATTTCCAAAAGAAGCTGCGTCAGAAGCAGCTAGTAGCGGATCAACTTCTGGTGACACAGAAGCTAACCCTGATACAAATGCTGCAACAACCGCATCGGACCCGGTCAGTGTTAGCGATAGCAAATCGGTAACCATAAAATTAAATGTGACTGAAAGTGAGCATCATAATTTAATACAATCTAAAGATGATGTTAACGATATTGGTAGAGCTAAAATGGGTTTTTCTCAAACTCGTCGAGGCGATGCGCCTATGGGCAACGATAAAGACGTATATGATGCCGAAGGCAAAATCATGAGTCGTAATCAAAATCCAATTGATGTAAATCAATCAGATATGAAGTTTAGACAAGACACTGATATTTTAAATGCTATAAATCAAGTTATACTACAAAGTGAATTTATTGATCAAACCTTAGACCCTGGAGCTGTTACTGCGGAAGGATACAAAGGTTGGTGGAATATTGATACACAAGTTTATATCATTGGTGAGATGAATAAAGCAACAGGTGTTCCTCCTAAACTATTAGTTTATAGAGTGTTACCTTATAAATTACACATGAGTTCGGGACCTACTCCTCCTAACGTTAAACCTGCTGGCGTTGCTGCTCTTAAAAAACAAGCAGTAAAAGAATACAACTATATCTACACTGGAAAAAATGTTGATATACTTAAATTTGACATTAACTTTAAAGCTAATTTCAGAGGAGTGCTGTTAGCAGATGGCGGCACAGCTAATCAAAGTGTAGTTACTCAGTCCAATACTGGTGGATCTAAAGAAAACAATGTTCCAGAAATTGAAGCTATCACTCCAGGAAATAATCCGTCAACAGCTCCTTCTATTCCTACTAGTGTAAGTTATTTTCAAACACTGTCTAATACTGATAAATTTGGTGGCGGCGGCGCCGAAACTCAAGCTACACGAGCAGCAAGAATGTTTCACGATAGCGTTACCGCAGGTTTTGATATGATGTCTCTAGATATGACAATAGTAGGAGACCCATATTATATTGCAATGAGCGGAACTGGAAATTATACAGCACAAGCATCAACTGAAAATCTCAATGAAGACGGGTCAATAAGCTATCAAACTGGAGAAGTACACATCGTGGTTAATTTTAGAACTCCTATTGATATTGATCTAAATAAAGGGCTGTATAATTTTGGTAGCAATCCTACTGTGCCTGTTCATAGTTTTAGCGGTTTATATAGAGTACAATCAATTGATAGTACATTTTCAAAAAATCAATTTACACAAGATTTACATCTATTTAGAATAAGAAATCAAGAACTGGCCGGAGCAGGAACAGCATCTGCTGCACTAGCTGTAACTAGAACTGAGCCATACAAAGGACCGCCTGACTCGGATGAAACAGGCGGTGGCACTAGTGCATCGTCTCCTGCATCGTCAGATCCAGAAATGCAAGATCAAAGCGAATCAGGTGCAGGTAGCACAGAGCCAGGTAGTACAGAAGGCCAAGAGGAATCAGGAACATAATATGGGAAAATCCAACGATCCAGGAATTAGCACAATTGCACAACCGGATCCCAAACCGGGCCCGTTTTTAGCTAAAGTGGTTAGCAATGCCGATCCTACCTACATGGGTATTTTAGAAGTACAAATATTAAGACCAACTGGTGGAAGTACTAGTGAAGGACAATTACATCAAGTAAAATATATGAGTCCTTTCTTTACCGCAACAAATACAAACTATAACGGCGAAGATAACGATTATAATAATACACAAAAGTCAGCGGGATTTTGGATGGCTCCTCCTAATCCTGGACAGATTGTAATGATATTTTTTATTGACGGAGATCCTAAACAAGGATACTGGATGGGATGTGTTCCTGACGGCGCCGCCAATTTTATGACCCCAGGTATAGCAGCAACTGAAAATTGTGTAGAAGGTGGAATAGATACTCCATACGGTCATGCAGATCGTGTTCCAGTTGCAGAATATAATAAAAACGCACCTGAAAATAAAACATTAACAGATCCAAACAAGATTAAAAAACCTATTCATCCATTTGCACAAATACTTGCAGATCAAGGATTAATATTAGACGATGTGCGCGGCATAACAACTAGTAGTTCTAGAAGAGAATCTCCTAGTATGGTTTTTGGTATCAGTACCCCAGGACCGTTAGATAAGCAATCGGGTTCGCAAACAGGAAATTACGGTAAACCAGAACATTTAATTAAAAATGGTCCTGTAAGCAGATTAGGCGGATCGTCTTTTATAATGGACGATGGAGATGATAAATTTTTAAGAAAAACATCTCCTAGTGAAGGTCCGCCTGAATATGCTGCTGTAGAAGAAAAAGAAAAAGACGGTGATGTTACTCGTCCGCATAATGAATTAATCAGACTACGTACCCGAACTGGCCATCAAATACTATTGCATAATAGTGAAGATCTCATTTATATCACTAACAGTCGAGGCACAGCATGGATTGAATTAACCAGCGACGGTAAGATTGATGTTTATGCTCAAGACAGTATTAGTATACGTACACAAAACGATTTAAATTTTTATGCAGATCGAGATATTAATATTGAAGCTGGTAGAAATTTTAATTTAAAAGTTGCAGAACGTCATCAAACAGAAGTAGGCATGGATAAAATTTGTATAGTCAACGGCAATGTTGCTATTCAAGTTGACGGAACTCATGACGAAACAATTACTGGAGATACAGCAATTAGTATTGCAGGTGCATTAGATATAGATGTTGGCTCAGGTACAAAACTATCATCAGGCGGTGATTTTGATGTCAACACCGGCGGTGGAAATAAGTTTACATCAGGCGGAGATGCAGATATAAAAGCTGCTAATACTACCATTTCTGGAGGTAACATTAATTTCAACGGGCCTGCGGCAGGCGCTGCAACAGCTGCGGCATCTGCTACTGCTCCCGAGCCGCTTAGTACCTTTGATAATCCAACAGAAGTCGAAGGCGATACTATTACCAGTATCATGTTACGTATTCCTACAACTGAGCCGTACCCTCATCACGAAAATCTAGATCCTACTATGTTTAAGACAGATTTAACAGATAGGGAATCAGGTAGTGCAATAGATCCACCCGCAGCATGGAAACAATATTCTACTTCAATTGATACGTTTTCTCGTAATATTCCGCTACAAGGTCAAATAGAAGACCAATACTCTGAGACAATATAATTATGGCAAATACTTTATACACTACCAAAGAAGTTCACACTCTTCCAGCTCACCCACCGCCTATAACAAGACGCTATCGTGGATTTAGTACAGTTAGTAAATCAACTGAAAATTTTTCTTTATTTGATTTTGAATTAATAAAACAAGATTTATTAAATCACTTTTATGTAAGGCAAGGCGAGCGATTAATGAATCCAGCTTTTGGAACTATAATTTGGGACGTTATATTCGAACCGTTAACTAATGAAATACAAAATCTTATTTTGCAAAATGTAAATGAGATTTTTAGTAGTGACCCTCGAGTAAGAGCCAAGAGTATAGTTATTACTCCTTACGATACTGGTTTAGAAATACAATGTACATTAGAATATCTGCTTTACAACATACAAGAAAGCATGAGATTAAAGTTTGATCAGAATAACGGGTTGACGAGACAATAAACTACCCACATAATTTGATCTAATAAATACACTTATTAGGATACATTATGAGCTCAACGGATAGACAGAATAACCTGTTAATTGCTGAAAATTGGCAAAAAATTTATCAATCATTTAAAAATGCGGACTTCCAAAGTTACGACTTTGAGAACTTACGCCGCACAATGATTGACTATATCCGAACAAATTTTCCTGAAGATTTTAACGATTATATTGAGTCTAGCGAATACCTAGCCCTAATTGACCTTATTGCATTTGTGGGCCAAAGCATAGCTTTCCGTGTTGACTTAAATGCTCGCGAAAACTTCTTAGAACTAGCAGAACGCAGAGATAGCATACTTCGATTGAGTCGAATGATAGGCTATAATGCCAGTCGTAATCAAGCAGCAACTGGACTTTTAAAATTTAATACAGTTAGTACTACCGAAGCTATTATTGACAGTAATGGTCGAAATCTTGCAGGACAAACTATTCAATGGAATGATCCCAGTAACGTTAATTGGTATGATCAATTTATTAAAATAATAAACGCAGCACTTCCACAAAATCATCAGTTTGGTACTCCTATTGATTCTGCTAAAATTTACGGAATTCCTACAGCACAATACAGATTTAATGCATCTAATAACAACGTTCCGATTTATAATTTTACTAAAACAGTATCTGGACGTAGTATGAATTTTGAAGTAACTAGTACAACTTTCAAAGGAAAAACATACATTTACGAAGAAGCACCTAAAGTGGGTAATAGTATTGCTTTTATCTATAGAGATGATGGCTTTGGTGCAACCAGTCCTACAACTGGATTCTTTTTTAATTTTACACAGGGCACATTAAACAATGGTTCCTTCTCAGTAACGCATCCTGTTAGCAATCAAACAGTGGATATTGCTACACAAAATATTAACAATACTGATATTTGGGTATACTCTATTGATCAAAACACTGGATTAGAAACCGAGCTATGGACTCAAGTTCCATCGACTACCGGAAACAATGTTATCTATAATAGTTTAAATTCAAAAATTAAAAACATTTATAGTGTTGTTACTAGAGCAGGGGATGCAATTACACTTAATTTCAGTGATGGAATTTTTGGAAATTTACCTTTAGGACAATTTAGAATTTATTATAGAGTTAGTAATGCGCTTCACTACTCAATAAATCCAGCTGATATTGTCAATATTAGCGTAGCTATTCCTTATATTAGTACAAAAAATAAAGTTGAAACACTTACTATTAGTTTAAGTTTACCAACTAGTGTGTCAAATTCAACTACGGCAGAAACAAATGCTAGCATTAAAACTAATGCACCCCAAACATACTATATGCAAGATCGTATGGTTACAGGTGAAGATTATAACATTGGTCCGCTAAGTGCAAATTTATCAGTAGCTAAAGTTAAAGCTATTAATAGAACAAGCAGTGGTATTAGTAGATACTTTGACCTTACTGATCCTACTGGAAAATATTCTAAAACAAACTTGTTTGCTGACGACGGAGTATTATACCAAGAGATTTATATTTCTGATATAAATTTTTCATATGTTACACAAACTGATATTCAAGGTGTGATTTATAATACTGTTTACGATTTATTAAATACTCCCGACTTACGAAATTTCTATTATGCAAATTACTTAGATTTTTTAAACGTTAGTCTTAATATACAATGGAATGCTGTTACTTCTGATAGTAATAGTTCTACTGGTTATATAAGTTTAATTAATAACACTCCGGGAATTTTTCTTTCTCCGCTTAAAGTTGGAACTTATGCATCAACTGATTTAAAATATCTTACAGTGGGATCTCTAATTAAATTTGTAGCACCAACTGGATTCTATTTTGATACAGCTAATAATAATGTTCTTATTTCAGGAACAGCAAATGTTTTAAATTCTTCAACATATGTTTGGGCAGAAGTAGTAAATGTTGTTGATAATGGAACAGCTGGTGGCAAAGGCATATTACCAACAAATGCTGGACCAATAACATTGAATAAATCAATTCCAACTACTGCCATTGCTACACAGGTAATTCCTCAATTCACTGTTACTATTAGTCCCACAGTTGTTACTGGTATGATAGATAAAATATTTGCTAATCTTAATTTTGGTTTACGCTACGATGCAACTACACAAAGTTGGCAATTAATTTCAGCAGCTAATTTAAACACAGTTGATCAGTTTAGTTTAGGTAATCAGGGTAATACAGATAATTTACAATTAGATTCTAGTTGGTTGTTATTGTTTACCACAGACACTGAAAAATATACTATAACAACAAGAAATTTACGTTATATTTTTGAAAGTGATAAAGATGTCACTTTCTATTTTGATACAAATGCAGTTGTTTATGATACTGTATCGAGTACAACTGTGTTAGATACAATTAAAGTACTCGGTGTCAATACTAAACCTGACAGTACTAATCCGTTTACATTAGATTTAACATGGGAAGTCACTTCAGCTTATACTGGAAAAGATGGCTATATTGATCCTAAAAAGATTATATTAACATTTGCAAATTCTAGCGGATCTAATGTAGTGGATAATCCTCAGCTATTTTTAGATATAGTTGATCCATCAGTTAACCCATTACGTAAGTATGTTGTTGAACAGAGATATTCTATATCATCAGGACAAGAAGATTACAAATATGTATTAAATGATCCATATAATGGTCCAGTAAGAATTTTTAACAGTCGAAGTGATCCTAGACTAGGATCGTTACAACAATATGCAGATGGATCGTATTTTTACTTTGTTGATTCTGCTACAGTGTTTAAGTTAACAGCATCTACAGGAAAATTATCTCCTACTTTAGATTATAAAGTATACGTTGGAAGAGATAGATTGAAGTTTCAGTATGTTCATAGTGCAGACTACGATAGTAGAATAGATCCAGGTAATAGTAATATCATGGATATCTATATATTAACTACTAGTTACGATACATTATTTAGACAATGGGTAACTAACGGAACAACAGGAGTCAAACCGTTGCCTCCTAGTAGTAGTGAGTTAAACAGTATACTAAGTTCTAATTTAAATTTAATTAAATCTATAAGTGACGAAATAATATATCATCCAGTAAATTATACATTATTATTTGGATCAAATGCTGATATATCCTTGCAAGCAAATTTTAATGCTATGATAAATTCAAATAGTGCTGTATCGAATTCAGACGTACAGGCACGAATATTAAAAGCAATTAATACATTCTTTGCATTAGATAACTGGGATTTTGGAGACACATTTTATTTTACGGAGTTGAGTACATATGTAATGAATCAACTAGCACCTGACTTAATTTCATTTGTAATAGTTCCAGTGCAACCTAATCATTTCTTCGGAGCATTATTTGAAATACAGTGCTCTACTGATAGTATATTTTTAAGTTGTGCTACAACAGATAATATTATTATTGTAAACGGATTAACTAGCAGCAATTTAAAAACCATTGGCGCATCACCAACAAATAGTCTTACGACCAACCAAACAGTGACTAGCAATTCAATCGGAGGAACTATTTAATGGCAACAAATATCAATGGTAAAAAAGGTCTTAGCGCAAATTTATTGCCAAGTTTTTATCAAACTCCTGCAAACAAGAAATTCTTACAAAGCACTATAGATCAATTATTTCAACCTGGTACGCTTACAAAAATTAAAGGTTATATTGGTAGAGAAAATGCAAAAGCAAGTACTGGTAATGATGTTTATCTTAAATCTGCAAATCAGATTAGACAAAACTATCAGTTAGAACCGGGACTTGTAATTAAAGATTCATCGGATAATATTGCATTTTTTAAAGACTATATTGATTATATAAATCAAATTAGTATTTTTGGCGGCAATACTTCTAATCATGCAAGATTAAACAAACAAGAATTTTACAGCTGGGACCCCCATATTGATTGGGATAAATTTGTTAATTTTCAAAATTATTACTGGTTGCCTTACGGTCCTGACACAATTACAATTTACGGTCCTCAGAATGTTATTAGTACAACATATACTGTTAAGTTACAAACAGAAGGATCCAACAATCAATATGTTTTTACACCAGACGGTTCAACTCCTAATCCTGACTTAATACTCTATAGGGGTAAAACATACAAATTTGATATTGACAGTCCTGGCAATCCATTTAGTTTTAAAACAACTAGAAGTACTGGATCTTTAAATCGCTATCAGCGTTTAAATGCTGTGGACAATTATGCAGTTGAATCTGGAACTATTACAATTTCTATACCAGAAGATGCTCCAAGCATTTTATATTATCAAAGCGAAACTGATATAACATCCGGTGGCGTGATTCAAATATTATCAATAGATGAAAATACAAATATTGATGTTACTTTAGAAATTCTAGGTAAAAAATCAGTTACATTAAGCGATGGCACTTTATTAAGTAACGGCATGAAAATTGCATTTGGTGGCAACGTACAACCGGCAAGTTATGCTGTAGATCAATATTATGTTGAAGGTGTTGGTAAATCTATTATACTAGTTCCAGCATCTGTATTAGAAGTTATCAGTCCATGGTCGGTGGATGAATCAATACCTTTTGATTCAACTCCTTTTGATAAAGCACCATGGGAAGATGCCACAAGTTATGCTAGCGAAGTAGATTATATAACAATTAATCGCTCTAGTCGAGATCACAACCCTTGGAGTCGATATAACAGATGGTTCCATAAAGATGTTATTACCGCAAGTGCATTGTACAATAACACTACTGTTGGCTTAGATCAAACTCTTCGTGCTGTTCGTCCTATTATTGAATTTGAAGCAGATATTCGATTGTTTAATTTTGGTACAACCGCAATTTTTGACATTGACATCTTTGATGATACTACTGGTAATACTGCATTGAATAAACATGCATTGCCTGTTTTTACAGCCATCGAAGGCACAACAAGTTACCAAGCACCTACAGGCAATCCGTCGGTTTCTATACCATTATCGGATGGTATGCTAGTTTTATTTACAGGCGACCCTGATCCGTTAGTGCAAAATAAAATTTATCGAGTAGAATATATTGATGTAAAACATGTTGCACCTACTGATAATTCACCGTCGGGCAGTAAACAACTTCACTTGGTTGAAATTGCATCACCTGAGTTAAATCAAGTAGTGTTAGTTAGACAAGGAAAATATCAAAGTCAGATGTTTTGGTTTAACGGTAGTTCTTGGATACAAGCACAACAGAAATTAAAAGTAAATCAACCACCGTTATTTGATATTGTTGATGATAGTGGAACAAGTTTTGGAGATGAGTCTGTTTACACAGGAACTACATTTAAAGGTTCTAAGATTTTTTCTTATAAAATAGGAACAGGACAAACAGACTCTAAATTAGGATTCCCATTAAGTTATCAAAATGTGAATAACATTGGGGATATTGTTTTTAACTTTGACCTTGCAAATGATGCTTTTGAATATAAAAAAGAATTAGGATTAATATCGCAAAACATAAATGTTGGATACTTGTCTTCTTTAAACTACGGCGGCAATACAATTTATAAAAATGGCTGGCAAACCTGTACTACTGAAAATGTTCAAGCAGCTGTTAGAATTTATAAAAATTCCGGATTAACTAAATCTTTTCAGTTAGATATATTTGATAATCATAATAAATTAGAAGATTTAGTAGTCAAAGTATATGTTAATGGCCATCGACTATCTAGCTCTAATTGGAATTTAGTTAATTCAACTCCTTACAAACGAATTGTTTTAACTACACCTATTAGTTTAACAGATGTTCTTACTGTAAGAGCATTTTCTTCTCAGCCTATTAATGCTAACGGATACTACGAGGTTCCGCTTAATTTACAAAATAATCCGTTAAACGATAATATGCTTAACTTTACACTAGGTGAAGTTATTGATCACGTTGGAACTATTGTAGACAATTTGCCAGGATTTACAGGAGTTTTTCCAGGCAATAGTACATTAAGAGATTTAGGAAATATAACTCGTTATGGAACACGATTTGTCCAACATAGCGGCCCACTAAGTCTAGGCATATATCATGTTACATCAGAAACTAATAACATTATAAAAGCAATTCAACAATCTCGAGATGATTATAATAATTTTAAACGAGTTTTTATTGATACAGCTAGTAACTTAGGAAAAGATGGCGACCCTATAACTATAACAAATTTAGTTTTAGAAAAAATAAATGCAAACAAACCAAATACTGCTCCATATTATTTTAGTGATATGGTGCCCTACGGTGCATGCATAGTTTCTGATCTTTCAGTAGTAGATTATCGAATTAAAAAATACCCTTTAAGCACAGTTTTCACTTTAGACAAATTAAGTAACAAAGCAGTTGGTGTATATTTAAATGGTACACAATTGATAAATGAACAAGATTATTCGTTTAGTAATCAAAGTTTTGTTATTATTGCTGATCGGGTTAATCTTAAAAATGGCGACACTATTACTACCTACGAGTACGATAGTACCGACGGATGCTTTGTACCAGCAACTCCTACTAAGCTAGGAATGTATCCATCATTTATTCCACAGATTTATACCGATACAACATTAGTTAATCCCCAAACAGTAATTCAAGGACACGATGGCAGTATTGTTTTAGCATACGGCGATTATCGAGATGATTTGTTGCTAGAGTTAGAAAAAAGAATTTTTAATAACATTAAAGTAAAATACAATACTGATATCTTTGATATATCTGACGTTATTCCTAGTTATAACAGAAATACAGATTATACATTATCTGAATTTAATCAAGTATTAGCTCCTAATTTTTACAAATGGACTAACTTAATAGGAAAAGATTTAACTACTCCTTTAAATTATGACCGAGCAAATTCATTTACGTATAATTACTCGTTAAACTATGCGCCCGATGCTTCTACTAGTCTTCCAGGTTACTGGAGAGGAGTTTATAGATATTTGTTAGATACCGATCGTCCTAATATCTGTCCGTGGGAAATGCTTGGATTTACTATCGAACCTAGTTGGTGGCAAGATGTTTACGGACCAGCACCTTATACTAGCAATAATTTACCATTATGGCAAGATATTGCAAACGGCACAATTCGTATACCAAATCAATCGGCAATGTATTCTAAAAAATATGCAAAGCCTTTTATATTAAATCACATACCGGTTGATGATTCTGGAAATCTTATTAGTCCGTTAGATTCGGGAATTGCCGGAGGTTCGTTAAATCCAAACATAGATAATAACTTTGTGTTCGGAGACGGCAGTCCAGTTGAAACAGCGTGGTCAAGAAGTAGTCACTATCCGTTTAGTGTTTTAATTTCTAGTATTTTATTATTTCCTGCAAAAACGTTCGGAATTTTGTTAGACAGATCTCGCATTAAACGAAACCTTGCAGGCCAATTAATATATACCGCAACTGGTTTACGTATAACACCTGCAGATATTATTTTGCCAAGTATATATTCAAGTAAGTCTAGGGAACAAACAGCTGGACTTATAAATTATTCGGTTGATTTAATATTCAATTATATTTTTAGTAATAATCTTGCAAATTATAATTCTTATCAATCTGATTTAAGATCAATGTTACCTCAGTTAAGTTATCGCATGGGTGCGTTTTCTAATCAAGGTCAATTTAATTTGTTATTAGAATCTAAAACACCAACCAGTTCTGGTAATGTTTTTGTCCCAACCGATGACTATAAGATATTTCTAAATAAATCCAGTAGTATAAAAAAATTAAACTATAGTGGTGTTATTATCACAAAGCTATCTACAGGTTTTGAAATTAAAGGTTATAGTATAACACAACCTTATTTTAATTATTATAGCCCTAACAATGTTGGAGTTACAATAAATGTAGGTGGTATATCTGAAAACTATTCAACATGGACCGCAGGTCAACAATATGCAACCGGTCATGTAGTAAAATCTGATAATGTTTACTATAGAACAACAGTTACACATGTTTCATCTAACACATTTAATTCAGATTATTTTGTTGCATTGCCTGACTTGCCAATGTCGGGCGGGGTATCGGCCAAATTAAAAAATTCATGGGATCGATCATCTGTTAATGTTGCACCGTACGGAACTTTAATTACAAAACTACAAGATGTTGTTGATTTCTTATTAGGATACGGAGAATATTTAAAAGATCAAGGATTCTTATTTGATGACTTTAATAGAAATCTTTCAGCAGTTGCTAACTGGGAAACTAGTGCAAAAGAATTTATGTTCTGGTCAACTCAAACTTGGAGTACTGAACAAGATAAATGGAGTGATTGGTCTGCATCGCAACCTTATACATACGGCACAATTGTAAGATACGATGGCGACTACTATAGCGCATTATTCAATATTGCGCCTGCAACTACTTTTGATTATACAAAATGGTCAATATTACCAGGTTTGAGTAATGTTGGTAGTAGTGTAATTAGTTTAAGTCCTAGCGCAAATGGTATAACTTTTGTCACTGACTTGGCTGTAGTGGATAGCATTACTAGTAATTTTAATCCTTATGAAATTTTTAAAGTTGACGGAACCCCCTTTGAAATAGCTCATATAGATAGTTACCGACAAGAGAACACTGTAACTTATAGTCCTCGTACCACAGATGGAATTTTTGGTGCAAGTTTTTACCTAGTTCAAAACGAACATATTATTGTTGTAAACAATAAAACAATATTTAACGATATAATTTACAGTCCTGCTAGTGGATATAGACAGGAACGATTAAAAGTTTCCGGATATGTTACTACTGATTGGTACGGCGGCCTTGACATACCAGGGTTCATATTTGACTCAGCAGCAATAAAATTATGGGAACCTTATCAAGACTATTCAATTGGTGATATTGTTAACCATCAAGGATACTATTATAGTGCTCCTAAGCTATTAGGAGGAACTGCAGTATTTTCAGCAAGCGACTGGACCTTATTACCTAAAAAGCCATCAAGCCAGATTTTACCAAATTGGACAAACGTTGCAACTCAATTTACAGATTTTTATAATCTTGAAGTTGATAGTTTTAATACTGACCAACAATCGATGGCTCATCATTTGATCGGCTATCAAAAACGCCAGTATCTTGATAATATTATTCAAGATGATGTAAGCGAATTTAAATTCTATCAAGGAATGATTCGAGAAAAGGGAACACAAAATGTCCTTAACAAATTATTTGATGTGTTAAGTTCTGATAATCTTGAAAGTTTGGTATTTTATGAAGAGTGGGCGATTCGTGTCGGACAATATGGTGCTGCAAATGCATTTGAAAATGTTGAATTTATTTTAAATCAAGAAGATTATAATAGAAATAATCCGCAAGCTACTCTGTTAGTAGAACAATTTAACTCATCGGTTAGTACATTTGTTAATCAACAACCAGCTAACTCTGTATACTTAAAACCGTTAGGATATAATTCTAATCCGTTTCCGCTTAAAGAAAGTAACAATTCTTTCTTAAGAAGTGCCGGACATGTAAATTTGCTAGATGTTAAATTAGGGATACGAGATCTTAGTCAGCTAGTATCTCAGTCGGTTGCTTCGATTAAAACAGGAATTAACTATAAAATATTAGTTCCTGGCGCAACTAACTTTACACAAATAGGATCATCTAATAACGATCCTGGTACAATTTTTAATGCTACTTCTGTAGGAACAGGAGACGGTACAGTATCGGTTGATGTTACACAGTTTACAGAAGGTGATTACATTTGGTGTTCATTTGATGATACTGTTGTGTCAAACACTTGGAATGTCTACAGATTTACCGATATAGGCTTGCGAGTAACTAATGCAACTTATTCTAATAATACTCTTTCTATAACTTGCAAACATCTAGTGAATCTTAAAGTTGGGTCGTATGTTGGTATTGTTTTAGAATTACCAAACTCGCAAAAAATAAAAGGGCTTGATGGATTTTTCCAAGTAGCTAGTGTTAGTTTAAATTCGTTTACGGTTTCTGCTAAAATTGCAGGTTTCCCTGCACACTTTACGCACTTGCAACAACTTGTTATATTTGGTCTATTAACACAACGATCTACCAACATTGATTTAATAGATAATATTTTACCAAAAAATCTGCGTCAGGGGGATTTATTATGGACAGACAATGATGCTTCGGGCAAGTGGGCTGTATGGACCTATAAACCGGCATTTTCTAAAAATACAATCAAACCAAAAACTCGCCCGAGCAATTTAAAATTTGGAAAAACTACTGCGATAAATCAGCTTGGAACTATTTCTGCGGTTGGAACAGCAACAGGTAGTGTTAGCATATATGATAGAATTAGCAAAGGACTTGGTTGGATAAGTCGACAATACATACAAGCACCGTTTACTGCACATTCTGATGTTAATGAACTTAGTACACTTGCTACAGTACTAGCAATATCCCCATCGGGCGAATGGTTCTTATCAGGATCTCCAGCCGCTGGAAATATTGCTACAGCTTATGTTGGGGAATATGTTTCTTCTAATGCATACAATATTGGAGATATAGTAAAGTATATTGACACTTATTACGAAGCAATAGTATTAACACCTGCTCATCAAACTCCGTCAACTAAATCGTTATATTGGAAATCTATACTATACATTCCAGTTAGTAATCAATCAGATAATTCAGAATTATCTACACAAGGTGCTGTATCTTTATACAAAAAAGATATCAATAATACCTATACATTAGTAGATACTGTTATTAGTCCAATGCCGGCCAATAATGAACAATTTGGCCAATCAATTGTACTTAATGATAATGTACTATGGATAAGTGCTCCAGGTGCAAATGATTCTCAAGGCGCAATTTATAAATTTATTAATACTGATACTGTACAGGCAAGCACATTTTATGATGCGGTTGGAAGTTCTGGTGTAACAATGCATGTAACTAGTACAGCTGGTATATCAGCAGGACAACTTGTTCGAGGAGTTGGATTTGCAAGTGGACAAGCAGTTAAATCGGTATTATCTAAATTATTTTTTGCTTCTATTCCAGGAGTTCCAAATTATATTCGTGATACACAAAATAATAATGTAAATTTAAATTTTATATCACAAGCAACAGTTGTTACCGGTAACGGTATTTTACCAGGCACACAAGTAGTAAAATCAGGAGTAGATATATCTGGAAAATACTATGTGTTAGTTAGTTCAGAAAGAGATATCTTACAAACTGTGACAACAGTCACATTTACAAATTCAATAATCTCGGCAGAATTTACAATTGATAATATACAAAGCGATGCAACTATATTATTATCTAGTAAACCAGATCAAACGCCTGAGGGTAATTTGCAATTCATTGTTACTAATTGGAAATATGATTTAACAGGAACGATTTCTGGCCAACAAGTCAACTCTAATTTTGGAAGTGTGCTTTCATTTAGTAAAGACGGTTCTACCCTGTTAGTTTCTTCCATAGAAACTAGAATAATTAGCCCTTCAGAAACAATAATGATTGGTGTAGTCTATGTCTATAAAAATAACGAAAATACTTATAGTTTAATTCAAACACTAGAAGGAACAGACAGTAGTTTTGGTCAAAGTACCTCAATATCAACTAATGGAGAATTTATTTCCATTACTGATAGTACATATCCGGATAACGTAAGTCGTCATGGACGAGTTAGTATCTATTCATTGAACACTGAAACTAATCAGTATGAAAATCCTCAGTATATTACTGACCACTATTCTGATATAGGTAGTAATTTTGGCAATTTGGCAGCATTTATGAATAACTATGATACATTAGTTGTCTATAGCGAAAATGCTGCCGGCCCACAAATAACTTCGTTTGATAGCGGAACAGTAACCTTTGATAAAGCATCAACTAAAATTATTTCATCTATTATTGGTAGCGGAAGAATTGATGTTTATGACAGATACAATAACAATTGGGTGTTCGGCGAGTCGTTAGCTAATCCTGATGAAAATCTTGATGCGTTTGGAGCAGGATTTTCTGTAGGCAACAATAGTATATTTGCTGGCGCACCGTTGTTTACCCCAACTGATTCTGACGGAAACTTAATTACTGATTCAGAAAATACCGGAGTATTGTATTCTTACACAAAAACTGAAAATGTATATAGTTGGACACGAAAAGATATTCAATCTAAAATAGTTGATGTTGAAAAACTTAAAAAATCTTTTTTATATAATAAATCTACAGATCAACTTGTAACTTATCTAGATGTAATAGATCCTATACAAGGTAAAATTGCAGGACCAGCCGATGAAGAATTGAAATATAAAACTTTTTATGATCCTGCAGTTTATTCGCACAGTGACGGCACAGTATCGGTTACAGTTAGTACACAAACATACTGGTCAAAAAATCAATTAGGTCAACTATGGTGGGATTTAAGATCTGCAAAATTCATTGATCCTTATTTTAATAATATTCTTTACAAGTCTAATACTTGGAATAATCTTGCACCCGGCGCAACTATTGATATTTACGAATGGATTACTTCTTCGGTGTTGCCCGAGTCATGGGATGCTCAAGCCGATACTCCTGCAGGAATTGCGTTAGGTATTAGCGGTACAAGTTTATATGGTAATAAAGTTTATAGTGTACGTCAACGATACAATAATATAACTAAAAAATTTACTAATGTTTATTATTTCTGGGTTAAGAATAGACGATTGACGCCGGCTATTACAGGCCGCCGTATTTCGGCGCTATCAGTTTCAAATTTGATATCGTCTCCAATTTCTGAAGGATACACATATCTTTCATTGATTGGTGGAGATTCGTTTGCATTATCAAATTCTTACAAATACCTAGAAGGAAATAATACAGTATTGTCAGTAGAATACTGGACAACTGATAGCATACACAGAAATATCCATAGTCAGTGGAAATTAATTAGCTCCGATAGTATTGTAGATTTACCTCATACTATTGAGCAAAAATGGATTGACAGTCTTTGCGGATCTGATATTGCCGGAAGAGTTGTTCCTGATACAGAATTACCTCCTAAACTAAGATACGGTATTGAAAATCGTCCACGTCAAAGTATGTTTGTAAATCGTATTGAAACTTTAAAAGAATTTGTTGAACTAACTAATATTTCTTTATTAAAGCATCAAATAACTAAGACACGGGATATTAGCAAACTAGAAGAGTATGATATTCATCCTACAGTAATACACGGATTGTATGATAGCACTCTGGACACCGAAGCAGAACTATCATATACAAATGCAAATTTATTCCAGAGACCAAGTTTATCTCCAATTATAGTAGACGGTAAAATTACTGGAATTATGATTATAAATTCAGGCAAGGGGTATTTAAATCCGCCATACATTCAGATATCTGGATCAGGCGAAGGCGCCATTGTAAGATCGGTAATTGATTCTTCTGGTAGAATTATATCAGCAACTGTAGAGTCTTCAGGCTATGGATACGATGATAATACAACTTGCTCTGTAAGGGATTACTGTGTATTAGTTCTTAGCGATATTTCAGCAAATGGTGTGTGGAGTATATATTCTTACGATCCTACATATATTGATAATACAACAAGATCAGTAGTTGGCATATGGTCCCGAACACAGACACAAAGTTACGATGTTAAAAATTATTGGACTTATGCCGACTGGTACGGATCATACACAGATACTTCTGGGAAAGTATTATTCACCGCTAGTCAGTATACCGCAGCGGATTTTAGTGTTGCAACCTATGCAGATTTAAATTCTATAGCAACAAAAATTGGTCAACTTGTTAAAGTATTAACTGTTAATACTGGTGGTTGGGAATTATTATACAAGTATGCTGATTCTTCTAGTATTGATTGGACACAAAGCTATAGTTTAGTTGGTATACAAAATGGTACATTGCAATTAAATTCTAACTTGTACGAAACTAGTTCAACTACTGTAGGCTATGATTCTGGTATATATGATAATACTGGATTTGATATTAAAGCAGCAACTGAATTAAGAAGAATTTTAAATACTTTAAAAAATAATATTTTTATTAACGAGTTAAAGAGTTCTTATTTAGAATTATTTTTCAGCAGCATACATTATGCGCATAGTGAACAACTGTATCTTGATTGGATCTTTAAAACAAGTTTTGTTCGTGCCACACACAATGTAGGAGATCTAGGACAACCTGTTTATTATCCTGTGGATAATTTAAGTAATTTCCAAGATTATATTTCTGAAGTTAAACCTTATAAAACAAAAGTTCGAGAATATATTAGCAATTACACATCAACTGATATTTCTGAATCTGCTGTTACAGATTTTGACTTGCCTCCAGTATTTTCTAATAATGCATTAGTTCCAGTAGAAACTCAGGTGGCAAATGAAGTATTAAAATTTAATTCTTCAGTTATAAACACATATCCTTGGAAATTCTGGGCTGATACAGTTGGTTACTCTGTAACAGAACTAAAAATAGTTGACGGCGGTTCCGGTTATGTTACTTTACCAGAAGTAGTAATATCTAGTAATAGTGGCGCAGGAGCAACAGCCAAAGCATTTTTTACTAACGGGGTAATTAATAGAATATTATTATTAACACAAGGTAGTGGCTATTTAACTGCTCCTGTTGTTAGTTTAGTGGGCGGCCAATCAACCGGCGGTGTAGCAGCTAGGATTGTAGCTATCATCGGTAACGGATTAGCTAGAACTAATTCAGTAAACATAAAATTTGATAGACTAACATATACAAATTACGTTAATACATTGGATGTTACCGAAACATTTACTGGAACAGGTAGCAAACTACAATATTCTTTAAAATGGGCACCCAATGTACATGTTGGAAAGTCTTCAGTTTATATAGACAATAATATTGTTCTGCGAGAATTATATACTTTAAATATTGTTTCAAAAGTAGTAGGCGGATATACCCAATACTCTGGTACAATAACTTTTGAAACAGCGCCTACAACACTAGCATCTATTGTTGTAAATTACAAAAAAGATATATCGTTATTAAATGCTATAGATAGGATTGAATTTTTCTATGATCCAGCAGCTGGCGAAATAGGCAAAGAGTTTAATCAACTAATGCTAGGCATCGATTACGGCGGAACAATTGTCGGTAATCTTGGATTCAACACTAGCAAGGGTTGGAATGATGTACCGTATGCTGTAAATGCATGGGATGTATTTGATCCAACATTTAATGATTATATTATTACTGTTGGTGCAAATACACATAGTTTCAAACTACCTTATACTCCAAAGATAGGAACTGAAATTAATGTTTATTATTCTCAAAATTCAACAACAACAACTCCGTCAGACGGTGTGTCGTTAAATTATAATTTTAATTTACTAATTAACCAACCAGTAGTATCAGTTGTTACTAATGTTTATTCAATAAGTTCAGTAGGTATAACTGCTTCTACAGCATTGGCAACTGTAAATGGAATTACTTCGCAATATGCAATATCTACTAATTTACAATCGGTTCTTACTTCAGTGTTTGGCGCCGTGGGACAAGGTGTAGTTGAGTTTGATCATGTATCAAATATAGTAGTAGGACAATTTGTGTCTGGCGCTGGTGTAGCAACTAATACCAAAGTAACATATATTTCAAATAAATTTGTTACATTGTCTACAAATCTTTCAGAAAATGCATCGGGCAACTACAACTTTTTTACTTTAGGAACATCTTTAACCTTAACCAGCACTACAAATATTGATGCAGGGTTAAGTGTTATTGGTTTAGGATTTACAACGCAAACTGTAAGTAAAAAACTTAATTCTACTACAATTATATTATCAAGTCCTCCTGATTTAATTCCAAAAGTTGGAGAAGTAATAGAATTTACTAATAATAGTGCAGGATCTAAAATTATAAAAGTATCTTCTGTTGCAAATTTAAAGATAGGAGATGGCTGTGATATATCTACACATCAACTTGGTGTATTTGGATACAACACAAAAATAGTTAGCATAGATGTTATAAACTCTTCAGTAACATTAAATCAAATATTATTTGTTAATCTAGCAAATAATACAAGTTTAACATTTACTAGAATATTATCTCAACCTGTTGACGCTATTACATATGCAAACGGAACAGCAACATTAACAGAGGTTGTTCCAGTAGGCAGTGATATTTGCATATATGGAAAAATAGACCCAATTAGAATAGATGATCCTGCCTTTGGAACAAGTCAGCAAGCTAATCCGGATGCTAAAATACCTTCAATAATTATTGGAACAACACAACAACCATTATTAACGAGATATCCATTAGTAACTGGTTCTTTTGCATATGTCATAACACTTCCTTTAGATTTTACAGTAAACAAAGGAGATGAATTTATTTTCCGCCAAAGTACAAGTGACGGATCAATTATTCCTTCAGATTACGATAGTGATATTGTTGGCGGCGACATGGCTTATTCATCGGCGCAGGGATTACTGGCAGATGATATAGTTGTAGATGGTGACGGATTTACTACGCCAACATCAAGTCCAGCACCAGAAGAAGTTGTTCCGGGACAAGTTGTTGATACCTTATCAATTAAAGTTTTTGACAAACCAACTGCTGGCAATGCTAATATACAAGTTAGTAATTATGTTGCAACTGGTTCTCAGGCAATTTTTGAATTACCTAAGATTTTTAGTAATTCTCAATCTATTATAGTTAAACTTGACGGAGTAATACAAACAGTTACTACTGATTATATTATCAATTATGCAACACGATCTGTTACGTTTAATGCAACTCCGTCTGCAAAAGCAATTGTAAGTATCTTTACTATTGGTTTATCTGGGACTAACATTTTAGATATAGAATATTTTGTTGGTGATGGCACTACAACTGAATTTGTTACTAGAGCACCGTGGTTATCTGATGTTTATTCTTTGATATACGTTAACGGTTTACTAGCTGATTATGTGTTATTTAAAACTGATAGCACTTATGATCTAGCAAATGCTACTGGAATCAGATTTGCTGTTGCTCCAGCTACCGGTGCAACAATTAATTATATTATTGTTTCAGGTAATCAACAAACATTTTCTGTGACAACTACAGAAAGAATTGCAACTAATGGAAGTAACACATATACATTGAATACTATCATAGGAAATTCATTTCCAAATGAATCGAATGTTATTGTTCGCGTTGATCAAAATATTTTGAGAGCTCCTAATGTTAGTTATTTTACTATTAAATCTAATAAATTAACTTATTCTATTAATACTGATAAAATTCTTCCACAAAGTGTAAGTTTGCAAGATATAATTGTTTATGTTGATAACTTTACTTTGATATATGGTAAAGACTATACAGTTGATCTTACTGGTATATCGATTAAAATTACTAAAGAAACATATAAAGCATATACAGGAAAACAATTAGTTATCAGTATACAATATAATCAAGGATACATGTATAACCCTGCTACTAATCAAATAGTCTTTGCAAATTCTTATGATAGTTCACATGTAGTTGAAGTGATTTCATCATTCCGTCACGATAGTTTAGATATACAAAGAACTGAAATAACAGCAAGAACAATTGAAAATATTACACCTGAGTCTTTGGTATATTACGAATACTTGTCCACACTTGGCGGTACAATAATATTAGATAGACCAGTAATAAATGAAAATTATATCTGGGTAATCAAGTCACGTGACGATACTAGAACCTTGTTAACACCAGGTGTTGACTACATTCTACACGATAATCTTACAGAAATTCAATTGACTTCAACATTTGGTGTAAATGATTCAGTCGAATTAATAACTTTTGGTAGTAACATACTTAAATCTGGTATTGCATATATGCAATTTAAAGATATGTTAAATCGAACAGTGTATAAACGATTAAGTTTGAAGAAACAAACTACATTGGCAAGTGACTTATTGTGGAATTCTACACAAATTGTATTAACTGATGCAAGCGAATTCCAATCACCTAACCAGTCAAGTAATGTACCAGGCGTTATTGAAATTCGAGGAGAGCGTATCGAGTATTTTAGTAAGGTTGGAAATATACTCAGTAACATACGCAGGGGAACATTGGGTACTGGAATTACTAGAATAAACAAAGCTGGTACATTTGTACAAGACATTGGCAACGCAGAAACTATTCCTTATAAGGATTCGGTAAGTACAACAACGTTTGCAGCTAACGGTACTAATATTGTACCGCTGGGATTCACTCCATCAAGTGTAAATGAAATTGAAGTATTTGTCGGCGGCATTCGATTGAAGAAAGCACCTTATGAATTGTTTAATGTAAATTTAGGACCATATAGTAACAAGGATACTATTGTAAAGTTTGATGCAGAATTTACAGTTGACGGTCAGAGCAATCTGGTAACATTAACAAACGGCACACCTGAAACTGGAACTAGGGTCACAGTCATTAAAACTACAGGAATTTCTTGGGACGGAAAAACCAGTGTAATGTCAGATACTAGCAAGATTGCTGAATTTATTAAATCAGAGCCAGGTATTTGGTATTCAGAATACAAATAAATTATAAAATACCTAGTTAATAATAGCAGATAAATACTAAACAAAGAGAGATCAACATGCAGACTAAAGACGCAACTGGAATTCATATAGAAGGGCATATTAAGATATTTGACCCCGTTTCGAAAGAAATTTATATTGATAAACGTAATGCCATTCATTATGAAAACATGAGTATTGCCTTGGCACAGTCGTTGTCTAACAGTAATACTGGCGGATTTATATATGAAATGAATTTTGGAAACGGCGGCACAGCGGTGGATCCTACAGGGATTATCACATATCTCACACCAAATTCAAGCGGATCTAATGCTAGTTTGTATAATAAAACTTATAGTAAGGTAGTAGATCCTAGTAGCAGCACTAATACCGACCCTACAAGGAATTTTACAGAAGTAAGACATGCAACAGGTACAAACTATACCGATATTTTTGTAACTTGCTTACTAGACTACGGCGAACCTAGCGGCCAAACAGCATTTGACACTACTTCAGATATTAATAGTACATTCACTTTTGATGAATTGGGATTAAGAAGTTATAGTACTGTAGGCGAAAGTTTATTATTAACTCATGTTGTATTTCATCCTGTATTAAAAAGTCTTAACAGACTAATACAGATTGATTATACTGTACGTATTCAGAGTTTAACTGGCCTTGTGTCAGTTTAAGGAGTTAGCAAATGACTTATCAAGTTCAATTTACTGATTCTACTAATCCTAATAAACCTCCGATTATAGTTGCTGACGGAACAATAAACACTGATTCTACTAGTATTGGATTCGTAGGCCAGTCATATCCGGGGTATGCTCCAATTGTTGCTGACAATTTATTGCACATGCTAGAAAATTTTGCAGCACCGTTTGCTCCCTCAAACCCTGTTCAAGGACAGCTTTGGTACGATACTAATTCGAGCACTTTGAAAATTTTTGATAGTACTAACTGGGTAACAGCAGGAAATTTAAAAAAAGGTACAGCAGCACCTGCTGTATCTAGTAGTTTACAAGGCGACTTGTGGTCGAATACTTCAACAAATCAGTTGTATTTGTTTACAGGAAGTAATTGGACACTAGTTGGCCCACAATTTAGTATAGGCACACAAACAGGTCCTAGCGTAGATGCCATTATTGATAGTAATAACGTTAGTCATTATGTTATTTCTATGTATGCAAATAACAATATTATTTCTATAATCAGTAAAGAAAAGTTTATTCCAAAAGCAGCCATTCCTGGATTTAGTATTATAAATGAAGGTATTAATCTTAGTTCAATAGACAGTACTAGTACTACTAATCCAACTAGATTTTGGGGAATTGCTCAGCAAGCAGATGCACTATATTACAATGGCATTACTGTTCCTGCTACAAATTTTTTAAGAAGTGATATAGTAAGTACTACAGCTAATCAGTTAAACATTCAGTCAGACTCTGGTTTAGGTGTCGGATCTAATTTAGGTTTTATTATAGACATTGAAAATGGTAGTCCTACATTAAAATCTACTCTAGCTGGTACAAATCTTAATATTAAATTAACAACTTCCGGCGGAGTAACTAATACTGTAATACATGCCGATTCTTCAGGAAAAGTAGGTATAAACACACTTGCACCATCTTCTGCACTAGATGTTTCAGGACTAATTACGGCCAGTACAGGATTAAAAATTACAGGAACTACTGACAGTAGTTACTCTCCGGGTACATTATTTACAACAGCAACAGGTAGTATAGTTACGCAGGGCGGTTTGAGTGTTGCTAAAAAATCAAATTTTGGCGGAGATGTTACTAGCTTTGGACAATACATCCTAAATCGCCTAGATGCTAATGCAAGCCCAATTGCTGCATCAGTTATTGTGCCAGGATATTCATCTAATACAGCTGAAGCAACTCTTTTAAATATTCCTAATATTGTAAATCCACTATACGATATAGGAACAGAAACACGACGTTTTAGAAATATATTTGCTACTAACTTTTCTGGAAATTTTACAGGAACGTTTACTGGTACATTAGAAGGAAGTGCTAACGGAACAGCCGCCGCATTATCTAGTCCTACCGTTTTTAGTTTAATTGGAGATGTAACTAGTAATAGTGTTAGTTTTAACGGACAGTCTGAAACAGGCACAGCAATATTCAGTACATCAATTAATCAGAATTTTATCTCAGGTAAAACTGCAGCAACTGATTCATTAATAAACGACGAATTTTTAGTATATCGATCTGGAACAGGTTTACTAAAAATGTCAAAAGCTGTGCTTACTAATCATATAGCAACTATTCCAGTTGGTACAATTTTGCCTTTTGCGGGAACATCTATACCTACAGGATATTTACTATGCGACGGCTCAGAAGTATTAATAGCAACATACTCGGATTTATATTCAGTTATTGGGTATGCTTATAAAGCACCGGGATTATTAGACGGTCTTGGCACGTTTGGACTTCCAGATCTACGTGGGCGTTTCCCGCTAGGAGCTGATAATATGAATAATAATATTACAGTTCCGAGTAAGGACGGTTCAGGAAATCAAGTAAGCACTTCTTTAGACCTAAACGGTAACCCTAGCTTGGTTGCACATCGTGTTAACGAGATAACGGCTACAATAATCGGACAAGGTAATACTTACGCAACAGAATCAAAAACATTAGAAAATAGTAATTTACCAGATCATACACATAGTTTAAATGACGGTACTAGTCAATTCTATGCTGTTAATACTCCTACAGAAGCAAGCGATAGAAATGCCATTCCAAACAAGGGTACATCTGGTGAAAGTGGAACAGGATCTGGTATTTTAAACACAGGTAGTGTGAATGGAACTACAGGCCTACCTGTAAATATAATGAATCCTTATCAGACTATTAACTATATAATTTTTACTGGTATAATCTAAAATGAGCTATAATATAACCCTTACCGACGGAACAAGTTTAACTGTTATTTCAGACGGCCAGATTGATCAAATCCATACCGATCTTACATTAATAGGAAAAAACACTACAAGTTACGGTGTGTTTTTTAACGATAATTTTGTAAGATTATTAGAAAATTTTGCAAACACCAGTCAGCCAAATCATCCGTTAATAGGACAACTATGGTTTGACACTGCAGAAAGTAGACTTAAAGTCTATAACGGAACTTCGTTTACTACTACCAATGGTACAATAGTTTCTCCTACTAGTCCAGTTAGTATCTCTAAAGGAGATATTTGGATTGATAGTACAAATGGACAATTATGGTTTAATGATGGCCTTTCTAATAAACTTGCTGGCCCGTCTTACTCAACCATGCAAGGCGAAAGCGGCTTGTTTACAAAAACAAGATTAGATGTTAATGGCGCAGAACATATTATTGTAGAATTAAAAGTTGGAAGTACAACTCTTGGTATTTTTAGCAAGGATACTTTTATTCCTGCTGATTCAATTCCGGGATTTAGTACAACAGCAAAATTTTTAGGATACCAAGTTGGCACAGTTTTAACAGTTACTTCAATAACCAGCGGACAATTAGGAGTAGGGCAAACTATATTTGGTAATATTATATTTGCTAATACACAAATAACAGAACAGTTAACAGGCGATACTGGCAATGTTGGTACATATGCTGTTAGTAATAGTAACATAGTAGGTAGTGTACAATCTCCAGTAGCATTAAGTTCAACAAATGATATAATTAAAGTTGGATTTAACACAAGCGCCTACCCTGGTATTGTTTTTAACACAGTCGTTAGTAAGGCACAACAATTATTAGCTGCTGACGGTAGCTTGAAGACAGCTGAAAGTTTTCTTTCTTCTCAAGAAAATTCTTCTACAACAGGTACACTAGTAATACAGAACGATAATCCGCTGGTATTAGGAGGTTATTCAGATTTTGAATTAGATATTAATAGATCGACAAATACTATTATAATGCAGTCGACTGTTATAAATCAAAATTTTCAAATTAATCTTAAAAGCGGAGGAGCAACAGCAACTCCGATTTATGTAAACGCACAGGATAAAAAAGTAGGAATTTTTACCACAACACCAACTGCTATGTTGGATGTTGCTGGTAGTGTTAAAATTCAAGGAGATCTTACTGTACAAGGTAATGTTACTACAGTGAGTAGTACTTCAGTAAGCGTAGCAGATAAAAATATTGTCTTAGGTAATACAGCTACACCAACGGATACTACAGCTAGTGGCGGTGGAATAACTCTAGCAGGATTGACATCAAAAATTATTGCATGGGATTCTGTAACTAACAACGGATCAACTAACACAGGATATTGGAATTTTACAGATAACATCAACGTTGGAAGTAGTTCGTTAGGATACTATATTAATGGCCAAAATGTATTGAGTTTAACAAGTTTAGGTAGCACTATAACTAGCGCACCAGGGCTTACTAGTGTAGGAATATTAACTAGTGTTCAAGCAGGAAATTTGTCCATTGTTGGTTCTACGATTTCTTATACTAGTATACAAACTTCAGGAGATGTTAAACTTCAACCAAAAGGTACAGGATCAGTAGATGTTAGTAGTACAAAAATTATTAATCTTGCAACTCCTACAAACGGAACAGATGCAACTAATAAATCATATGTAGATTCTTCTATAAAATTAGCACCTCTAGGTATAAGTTTAAATACTACCGGACAAACTGATACTACAATTGGTACATTACTATTAGCTACTATTTTCCCTGTAGCAGAGCATCCAAATGGTACAAAATGCAGAGTACAGTGCTCAGATTTAACAATAAAATTGTATGAAGTAGCGGGCGGTGTGTGGAGTTGGCAACAAAATATTCCTTTCTAAACCGACATAAATATACAAACAAGGAAAAGGCGCAATGTCATACACGATAAATCATTACAACGGTTCATTATTAACAGTAGTATCGGAAGGAACCGTAGATACTAGCACAGATCTTACATTAATTGGTAAGAATTATGCTGGATATGGCACTGCTCAAAACGATAATTTTGTATGGTTATTAGAAAATTTTGCAAATACTACTGAGCCTCCTTCCCCATTAACTGGTCAAATATGGTTTGATAGTGCCAATCTTAAATTAAAATTTTATGACGGTAGCAAATTTAGAACAACTAGTAGTACCGAAGTCAGTGCCATACCTCCAACTGGACTAACTCTTGGAGATTTATGGTTTGATACTACAACGGATCAGCTATATGCATACAATGGCAACCTATCAGATCCTTTTACATTAATTGGACCTCAAGGTGTTGCAGGAGAAGGACTTACTGAAATGCAATCAATTTCAGTAAAAGACACTTCTAATGCTTCGCATCCAATTATACAAGCGGTTATTAACGGTACGGTAGTGTTTATAATTAATGCAGATAGTGCATTTACACTTAACTCTATTAATCCTATTAACGGATTTGATAGAATTGAACAAGGTCTTACTCTTGCATATACCCGACAAGCAGATAACGGCATAACAAATAGTAGTACAGCACATAGATGGTGGGGAACAGCAACTAATTCTGATAGATTAAACGGCCTTCCTTCTTCTAGTTATGTACAAAGTGATAGTCCTATTTTTATGGGTACAGCACACTTTCCTGATACTGGATATACTGTTGGCGGATCGACTGGATTAGTTAATCCTAAACTAAAAATTAGTATTGGCAATTCTGGAATCACGCCAATCGTTGAAAATGTTGTTAATGATACAATAGCATTTCGAACTACATCGGGCGCAGGAAAACTATATCCTTTAACAATTAAAGGTAATGATTTATTACCAGGCGGCCCTTTAGCAATTACTAATTTTACTTCTGATAGCACAAATAATATAGGTAGTTCCACAGCACGATGGTCTACTGTGTGGGCTGTAAATTTTAACGGAACTGCTACAAATTCAAATTATTTACTGGTCGGTGGAAGTCCGTCCGCTGCGTCTGTAGCAAGTGCTCCAAATACTATTGTTGCAAGAAATAGTAATAACGATATATTTGCTAATGTTATAAACGGTACATCTACAAGTGCAAACTATGCTGACTTGGCTGAAAAGTACCTTGCTGATAAAAAATATGATATTGGTACAGTTGTATCAGTTGGCGGAACAGCTGAAATAACCGAATCTAAAAACGGAGATCTTCCTATAGGTGTAATTAGTGAAAATCCTGCATATAAAATGAATGCAACGTTAGTAAACGGTGTTTATGTTGCATTAAAAGGCCGTGTTCCTGTAAAAGTTGAAGGTCCAGTTGTCAAAGGTCAGAGATTAGTTGCAAGTAATAATGGTTGCGCACAAGTTGCAACAAATACGGTAGATACTTTTGCTATAGCATTAGAAACTAACGACACAACTTCAATTAAATTAGTAGAATGTGTTATACTTTAAAAATGACTAATTTAAAAACAAAAGGTAAAAAATGACTGTTTCTATTGTTTCATTTACAGGATATATTAATAACGGCACAAACGGAGTTGTAGGAACTACATTAACAGTTTCAGTAATATCTTCGGGAAGAATTGCGTTAGGCATGGCTATTTCAGATGATGCCAATACAATTAGTGCCAATACACGTATTATATCTCAACTAACTGGAAGCACTGGAAGTACAGGAACTTATCAAGTAACTGTTAGTCAGTCATCAGGAACAAGTTCTGCCAAATTAAATATTACTGGAACGTCTGCTGGAAAGATACTTGCAAGTGACTATAACGTATTACAATCAAAATTGGCACTAGTAATGTCTACGGGATTTGGAAGATACGGTTACGGACAAGTATCTCCAAGATATACTAGTTCTCAAATATCAGGCAATCCTATTATTACCGCCGATCAATGGTCAAAACTAAGAGATGATACGATCAAGGCATATTATCATCAAGGTTCAATTGGTAATTTAACAATACCAATTGTTCCGGTAAAAACCAATACTATTACTGGAACAGATTATGCACTTTATGCAAATTTAATACAGTCAGTTTATAATAATTTAAATACTACACCACCTGCTGGACAAGCTAGTCTTGTGACATTCCCGCAAGCGGTTCGAACTAGTTCTTGGAATGGTACAGTATATCATACAGTAACACTAACATTTCCTACTAGAAATGACGCCAGGTACTACTTTAACTCTGGTAGTAATTTACAATTTAGTGCTAGTTTGATTAATTATCCTGGGTACCCAGGATATACACAAGGACCAGATGCTTCTTTTGCAAAAGATAGTGATTGGAATATGTTGTTATTTAATATGAAAAAAATTACATTTGATATCAACGGCACAACTTCCACAGGATCTTATACAACCATTGGTTCTAATATTGGTTTTTATAATCTTACTACTACTCCGCAGAATATTTTCCAAAAGAAAACAGCTAGCCCGTCTTATACTAATAATCAGTATGATATATTGGCTAGTATAGATGCTACTGGAAGAATTTTAACTTTTAGCATACAATTTGCAGACCTTTCTGGAGGTAATCCTGATGAAAGTGTTGAAGGCACATTAACCAGCACAGTTCAAGCATATTATTCTACTGGTAGTAATGTTCAAGTTAGCTTGCCTAGTTATAGCTCTACAATTACAGGCGGAGTAATAGTAGCTCCCTCGTCAACATACTTTATTACACCCGTTACAAATAGTGTCAATGAAGGCAGTAGTTTAACAATTAATGTAACAGGATCATTAATTATTGATGATACTTACTATTGGACCATTAATAATAACACAACAAGTTCAGCTGATTTTTCAGCAACATCTGGATCATTTACTATTACAAGTAATTCTGGATCGTTTGTAATATCGCCAACAGCTGATAGCTTAACTGAAGGTGCGGAAACATTTACAGTATCAATTCGTTCTACTAGTATTACTGGATCGGTACTGGCTACAAGTTCAACTATTACTATTAATGATACTAGTGTTACTCCTCCACCGCCACCTCCAGCAGTAACGACTTTAAGTTATGATGTATCATCAGTTAATGAAGGTAGTTCAGTTACACTAACGGCAAGAAATGTTGCCGGAGCGGACGGGACTTATTATTGGACTATATTACATGGAACTACATCTAGTGCTGATTTTTCAGCAACATCTGGATCATTTACAGTATCAAGCGGAACAGGAACATTTAGTGTAACGCCAACAGCTGACAATTTAACTGAAGGTGCAGAAACATTCCAAGTGCAAATTAGAAATGTTTCAATTAGCGGGTCAATTCTAGCAACTTGTTCTCTCATAACAATTAACGATACTAGCTTAAATCCTCCTGCGGTTATAACTGCACACGGATTTAGTTCTGGAAATTCCGCAGTTGAAGGCAATAGTATAACATACAGTGGTACATTTGGTGGTACTATAATTGGTAGTCCGTATGCT